AGTGCGGATTAGTGGCATCCTTGTGCGGTGTTTTCATTTGTGACTGTGCTGCTGCTAGTGCAGCTATTGCTTCTTTGTTGCTCACTCCATCCCCCATAATTTTTTTGCTTCGCGCACATACGCTGGGCTGTTTTTCCAGTAAATTTTTGTAAAGTCTGGCGTAACTAATCCAAACAAATCTTCTTTTGTTTGAGCTGCTTTAAGTATGTTTTCAGTTACTTTGTGGTGCGCCTGGATTTCTTTAACAATGTCTTTTAATGTGTCCGGCTTCAGCTCTGGCGTGTTATCAGGCGTATATACTCTGTAGTCATCTTTATTTGCGTAAACTAAAAACGGTGTTTGCTGTCCGTTAAGAGCCCAGAAACCAGCCACCTGAAATAGATTTGCTATGGCAAACTCATGCAATAATGATGAGGGTAGGGATCCTTTGCGCCATGTTCGTTCGCCTTTCGAGTTCGTTGCTGGGGTAGACCATTTAGTTTTTAGATCTCCACGCCTTCCGTAGTCAGGCATCGTTAGATGTGGCAGCTGGTTTCCAGACAGTGGATCACGTAAATCTATTTCACCGATTATTTTATTGTCTCGCGCCATCGCCTCGCGCAGACCAATCACAGCGTTTTCAACTACGTTGTCAATCTCTTCTAAATATTGATCTAGTTTTTCTTTGTCAGCTGCTTCTACTTCAGCATTCCAGTTTTGCACTTTGTGCAGCTTGAGATTTTCTTTTGCTACTAACTGCGCCTCTCGTAAGCTTAGTGTTTGGTGATACTCTGGGTCAGGTATTAAAGCTAAGTCACAGCCATCTTGTACGGCTCTACCAGCGCTTGCAGCAGCACCAACACGGTTGGTGTTTCTAAAGATATCTAACGTTAGCTGTGCAGCCTCTACGTCTACGCTGTGCGCTTTTGGATCTTCTAATATTTTAAATGCGTTATCTATCGCTGGTCGGACATGCACTTTCTCAAAAAGTTTCTTAGCTCTGTCTCCAGATCTAGGATTACTGTGATGAAAATAGTGATGACGCCCAGCCCATTCTGGTGTGTCGAACGACATAATATATTACCCCCTAGTACTAATATAAGTAACTGGTGTAACATTTACCGTCAACTAAAACACCGCCAAAAAAACGAAATAAATTTATATTACGCACAGCAACACATCATGTCGCGCACGATTAAAAATCAGATACAGAATGTAGGTGTTTGTTTATCTATTTATTTTGATAATTTTGTTATTAGGCTGTTCTGTATTGTGCAATTGCTTGTCTACAAACTCACAACCACGAATATTTGGTCTATATATTACTTGAATTTGTGGTGTCGCCCAAATCAATTTTACGTTTTCGTGAAGCACACCAAGTCTTGGTGAATGAATTGTATATCGGTTAGCTGGAAGAGGATATAAAACGCCAGCGCTTATCTCTTGCACATTGCCGCAGTCTTCTCGCGGTTCAACGAACTTAACTACACTTACGTTTTGAAAACATTGTTTGTCTACATAGTGCTTAACTATCGGGTCTTTTCTTACAATCTGTACAGCTCTGTTCCAATCGTACCAAAGACCGTCATAATCTTCATGCGTTTCCCAAGTAAATGCTGCATGATCTTCAAGGTAATAATCTGGTATGTATATTTGTTTAGTTGTCTTCGAACCATAATATGTACGTCTTATTTTTTCATCATTACAAATGTAATTGTGTCCGATTATATCAAGCGGCTCACTGACAAACATAATTTCTTGCGGTGTGCATTCTAATATTTTGGCGTAGTCTATGGCATCTTCTATATTAAGATTGATCTCGCCTTTCATATGTCTACTTAATGTATTTGGCGTAACATTTTTTTGTTCTGCTATTTGTTTACGCGTTAATCGGCTTGCGGCTACTTTCGCGGCTAAATTAGTTCGCATAGATTTTATACCATATTTTGTTAACATCTTTTTGCACCTTATATGTACACATGACGGAAACCGTCAAGATAAATTACATGTATCAGATGTTTACATATTCTGTCAAATATTTTACATTTGGCGTATGACGTTGAACGAATTTAGAAAGCAAATGAATTGGAGTTACAGCGAGCTTGCGAGGCAGCTGGGTGCTACACATGCGACTGTAGCAAGGCGCTGGTGTTTAGATTTTGACGATAAGAACCGGCTTATTCCAAACACTGAATATATGTCCAACATCATGTTAAAAACGAACGGTGCGGTGATGCCAAATGACTTCTACATCGAGCGTTAAAGAAGATGATTTACAGCGTCAGGTAAGTGCCTGGCTTGATGTGGCGTTGCCTGATGGCTGTGTATTTCATCACAGTCCTAACGAGGGCAAGCGTCATATCAATTACATTAACAGACTGAAAAAGATGGGTACGAAGTACGGCTGGCCTGACCTGGAATTGTTTTGTCCTGGCACTGCAACCAAGAGCGGTCACAACGAAGCGATCTTTATTGAGCTTAAAGCAAAGCGTGGTGTGATGAACGAGAACCAAAGGCGTATGCGTGATCAGATTATTGATGCTGGTTTTGCCTGGGCGCTGTGCAAGAGCATAGAGGACGTAACAGAGTTCTTGACGCCATTGGTTAAACTGAAGGTGAAGTGATGTCTGATGACGATGTGATCATGGTTCGCTGTTCACGTTGTCGAGGGTACGGAGAAAGAGAAATGACTTACTACGTGCATTGGCCTCATGAGCACAACAACGGTGAGTATGTGCAGATGGTAACATGCGAGGTGTGTGGTGGGTCAGGCAAGGTAAGCTTGCTCGAGGATGAGATACTAAACGAGGATCCTGATGCGTAGCCCATACACACTACCTGATGGCAATGTGTTAATTAGTTTTTCTGGTGGCAGAACGTCAGGATATATGTTGCATCAGATACTTGAGGCCAACGGAGATTTGCCAGAGCGTTGCAAGGTTGTCTTTGCAAATACTGGGCGTGAGATGCCAGAAACATTAGACTTTGTACAAGAGTGCAGTAAGCGTTGGCGTGTGCCTATCACATGGTTAGAATACAGAAAGCAAATGCCTAAGTTTGTAACCGTTAGTTACAACTCTGCTAGTCGTGCTGGCGAGCCGTTCCGACAAGCATTAGAACAGCCAAAAATACTTCCTAATGTTCACAGACGTTTTTGCACACAAGAGCTTAAAGTAAAAACAATCAAAAGATATTTAGTTAGTGTCGGTTGGACGAAATGGGTGCAATGTATTGGTATTAGGGCAGATGAAAAACGCAGAATAAAAACATCAACGGAGAAGCGTTGGGCAAACTGGTATCCATTAAACGATGCAAACGAAACTAAACAAACGATCATGCATTTTTGGAACAGCCAAGCTTTTGATTTAAAACTTTGGGGAGCTCATGGCAGTACACCGAAAGGCAACTGTGATGGATGTTTTTTAAAATCAGAAGCAACACTAGCGATGATGTGGCGTGAGCATCCAGAAAGAATGCAGTGGTGGGCAGACATAGAAGATTGGAAATCAAACCAAATTGGTAAAAAAGCACACTTTCATGCAACGAGAACATTTAAAGATTTAGGTAATTTTGTACAGCGTCAGGGAGATTGGATTTTTGATGATGAGGCATATCTTTGCCAGGCTGATGGTGGGGAGTGTACTGGATGAACCGCCAAGTCACAGTGGGGCATATGCTGTTTACTGTCAGTGTGAAGGATGGCCAAGCGTCCTGGTCAGTAAGGCCAAGTGAGGCTGTGGAAAACGCGCAGACGAAGGTGTTGTTTAGCGGCATTGTGACTGAAGATATGGGTGATGAATTACTAAAATTAAGCTGGGTGATACGCCTAGCAGAAGACGAAGCGAGGGGGATAACAGATGTCTGAGACTACACAAAACGTAGCAAAGATTATTACGTTTATGATGCGGATGGATGATGCTGATTTTGATCACACGCTGGACACATTGCAGCAGATAAAGAGCAACCGGGCGAAGCAAAGTAAAAAAAACTTATACGTAAATACACCAAGACGTACGTCAAATAGCAAGTTAGACGTTTGTGGAAAAATAGGGGATTGACTGAATTTTTTGGGTGTTCTTATAATCGACGCAGTCGCAACACAGTATACACTAAGTGTTAACACTAAGTGATTACACAGCGTTGTAAATGAGCATCC